AATCATGAGTAAGAAAGATGATCCTTGCTGGACTGGTTATAGAATGTACGGTAAGAAAATGAAAGGTGGCAAAGAAGTACCTAACTGTGTTCCAGAAGACAAGTATCAAGATCCTCATGCAGCAACGCAGACTGTCGGCATGGAAGTCGAAGGTAAATCCAAAGCATTCAAAGCAATCAAGAAATTAACTAAAGTGAATGAGACAACTTATGATTGGGAAAAGACAGAGAAAGACAATAACTCTGGTAAGAAACAAATGACCGCAAAGATTATCATGAAAGGCGGTAAAACGATGACGGGTCAAGAAAGAGATATGATTCAAATCGATCCAATCGTTAAGACGAAATTGGATAACTACAAGAGTGTCAATCCTAACAATAATAAATAGTAAATAGATTCACTAAGGAGAATATCAAATGTCCACGACTCTCTGGAATAATTTCGACGGCGGTAATGCTGCCCCAATCTGGGCAGCGACTGCTCTCAAACTTGCACCAACACGAGCAAACGCTAACGTAATGTTTTCTAATTCTAACGTTGCATCGTTTGCATCTGAATCAATTGGTGTTTATGGCGTATCCGCTTCTGAGATGGCAAACACCACTGCCGAAGGTAAGAAAGTGGCACACGCTGGATGGGTTCAGAGAACTGGATTCATGGGCCCAGTTATTTCTATCACAGCTAACGCAAATGCATATGGCACAAACAGTTTCATCACATTCTCGGGTGGCCAAACTTCTTCGAACACAATCAATCCATCTGGTAAAGGCACAGGTAATACTTCTGCAAACGCAGCAGTTACAGTAGATGCTAATGGTAGAATTCAGTCGATCACTATCAACTCCGGTGGTTTATATCTAACAACGCCTAATGCTACTCCAGCGTCTGGAAACGCATCCTTTACGGTTACAATGGGCGGCCGTGCAAATCGTTTCCAATATGAAACACTTGTTGCACTTGCTCAAATGGTCGGCGATTCAACTTCCGATGACCATATCCTACCACAATAAAATGATCTGAATGTTATTTGATGATTTACGTGAGGAGAATGTAATACTGTATGCAATGAAGGCATACGATTCTCCTCATTGCATTATGTCTGAATTTGAAAGTGACTTTAAGAGAACTAAGTATCTCAAAAGATTATTTCGAAGATATAAGTTAACGGGTGAACTTCGAGAAAGACTTATCCTAAATCACATCATACTTCTTTATAATGTATTCGGTGTGGAGGCAGCAACACGTATTCTGTTCTTTAGAATTGATGAAAAAGATTATGATGTTCTGAAAACATTTTTGTTATATTTAAATTATATGCCTGAGAAAATAAAGGGCATATCGAGTAAAGATATTCTTTCTATCAATATAAATATTGACGAAGGTATAACAAAAGTACTGGAAAACATATGAAATCTTTTAGACAATTTAGAGAAGATGCTGGCGGTATTGCTGCTCCAGGTCCAGTTAATGCTGTTAGCACTGGTGCAATTGCGGGCACGGGTGAAAAGGGTGGTGAACCTGGTGTTAATATGAAGAAAAAGAATAAAGTGATTATTCAACCTATGGCTCATAGAAGTTCACCAAAATCATGAGTTTCAAATTCAATTTCACTGAAGTTAAATTAGGACAGTTGCTTAGAGGCAACAAAGAAGTTCACGCATGGTTCGATGCGTGTGTCGATGTATTTCCACACTATGAACTAACAACAGTAAATAGAGTTGCAGCATTTCTTGCACAGTGTGGACATGAATCAAATAACTTTATCACATTAGAAGAGAACTTGAACTATTCAGTTCAAGGTCTTATGAAAACATTTAAGAAATATTTCGCAGATGAGACTATTGCAGCACAGTATGCAAAACAACCTGAAAAGATTGCTAATAGAGTGTATGCTAATAGAATGGGTAACGGCAACGAAGCATCTGGTGATGGATGGTTATATCATGGCAGAGGTTTAATTCAACTCACTGGTAAAACAAATTACGCAGCATATGCACGAGATACTGGTCAATCATTAGAAGATGCAGTTGATCATGCAAGTCATCCGCATGGAGCACTAGAATCGGCGTGTTGGTTTTGGCACACACGTGGACTCAATAGATTTGCAGACTCTAAAGACATTACGACATTGACTAAAAGAATCAATGGTGGTACAATAGGTTTAGAAGATAGAAATCTGAGATTTGAACGTGCTATTAGTATTTTAGGAAGAGAATAAATGCCAATATTCTATACAATAATTATTAAAGTAGTTGCACTAGTATTGATATTAATCTGTACGTTCTATGCCGGCAAAAGAGTAAATGATAATCAGTGGTTAACCAAAGTACATGAACTTGAACAAAAAGTTGTTGTTGCTGATGAAAAGAGTAAAGTAATAAATACTGTCGTTGAAACGAAAGTTGTTGAAAAAGTAAAGGTGGTGAAACAAAATGTTTATGTCAACAAAGAGATCATTAAAGAGGTTGCTGGCAAACAGCTTGACGCTAAGTGTAGTCTGCCTGAGTCTACTATCATGCTCGTCAACAGTGCCAGTCAAAATGAAGTGGCCAGAAGTCCCACCAGCGCTGATGGAACCGCCTCCACCGTTAAAGCAAGTACCGTCCTCGACACCGTTGTCGAAAACTACGGAATCTGTAACGAAACAAGAGAAAAACTGATTAGTTGGCAAGATTGGTATAAAGCACAGAAGAAAATCTTCGAAGATTTAAACAAATAAATAGTATATCTTAGGAGAACAAAATTGGGTGCTTTTGTTTACGAAGAAGAGAATGGTGTTGAGATTGTCAATCAAGCACCCACAACAAGAATAAGTGTCTTTAGACCTCTTGGATCCACAGGTGGTGCTGGATTTCAACAAGCACCTATTACTCCTCCAGTTTTAACTGCTGCTGGCAACAACGCAGCACAAAATGCGGACGTATTAGTCAAAAATACAAACGAAGATTGGATTAATAAGAAATGGCGTCCAGCAATGGGTTGGATGTATATGTCGATATGTATGTTTGATTTCATGGTTGCTCCAATTCTTTGGAGTGTTGCCCAAGCGCTGGATGGTGGCCAAATCTCCACTCAATGGCAACCTTTAACACTGCAAGGCGCTGGTCTTTTTCATATTGCGATGGGTGCAGTTTTAGGTATTGCTGCTTACGGTCGTACTAAAGAAAAATTAGAGGACAAAAACTAAAGTGGCAGCAATAGATCAGGACTATACTCAAATGAAAGTTGACGTTGGCGTATTAAAAGTACAAGTGACACAACTAACGGAACTTTGCGCAAAAATGGACAAAGTAATAGATAAACTTATGGAACAACAAGACAGACTCGTAAATCAAATATATGATGAAATTGAAACTAAGAAAAAAGAAACTAATACGGACATAAAAGAATTACATTCTAGGATCACAACTATTAGTCGTGAATTGTCTGATAAAGTTGAATTGACTGAACGTCGCATTATGGAACGTATTGAGAATCTCAGAACTGAGATATCTAATCACAATAAAAAAGAAGATGCAGAATTTGGCAAAATCCTTGAATGGAAATGGATGGTTGCGGGTGGCATTCTGCTCATTTCCTGGTTGCTTTCTTTCATCAAATTTGATAATATATTGAAACTGTTCACTCACTAAATTTACTGTTTTCGTCATGAGCGTCTACATTGATCGCAAATTCTTAAAGCTTCTGTCGCCCAAATTAGGCAAGTTCACACAACGGCGTGATGACTTGTACAACTTTCGGTGTCCGTTCTGTGGTGATTCCCAGAAGAATCAATTCAAAGCCAGAGGCTACATTTACCGCAAAAAAGATGACTACTTCTATAAGTGTCAGAATTGTGGTATCGGCCATTCCATGTATAACTTTATCAGTCATCTAGATCCTGAAATGGTGAAAGAGTATGCACTTGAAACATATTCAAATGTTAAAGTTCAAATCGATGTAAAAGTCTCAGACTTTAAATTTGAAAAACCAATCTTTAAAGCAAAGATTAATCTACCAAAGATATCAGAATTAGATGATGAACATTATGCAAAAAAGTATTGCTTAAATCGAAAGTTTAGTGTAAAATGCTTAGACAAGCTCTACTTTGCAGAGAGTTTCAAACGGTTCGTAGATGAAATTCTACCAGACAATGAAAAGAATCTAAAAGAAGATGATCCTAGATTGATCATACCATTCTTTGATATTGATGGATCACTCCTTGCAATTCAAGGCAGAGCACTTCGTGATTCGAAGATTCGATATATAACTATCAAAATAAATCAAGATAGTATTAAGATATTTGGTCTAGACACAGTAAACAAAGATGAGAAAGTATATGTGACTGAAGGTCCTCTAGACTCTCTGTTTCTACCCAATGCAGTTGCTACTGCTGATGCAAATTTGACAAATGCAGTCAACTATATTACTAAAGATAAGTTGGTGTTGGTGTTTGACAATGAACCAAGAAACAAAGACATCTGTAGGTTAATGGACGAAGCAATCGAGAAACATTTTCAAATCTGTATTTGGCCAGAGATGATGCAAGAGAAAGATATTAATGATATGATTCTAAACGGGTTCTCATCAGATGAGATAAAAGATATCATAGATAACAACACGTTTGTTAATCTCAGAGCAAAGTTTGAATATACACAATGGAAAAAGATTTAAGGAGTTTTGAATGAAAGTTAGTCTAGTCTCTTATTCGCGGGATCTTGAAGATAGAAGTCTCCTTAATCAAGTTGCATATGCTGCACGAGTTTCTAATCCAGGTAATCAGAACAATGA